CATGGTGATATCAGCAGGGGTGGTGCAGCCGTGCCTCTGAATCTAAACCCATAATCGGGGATTGTCAACGTCTCCCCTTTATTGATGTTGGATTTGGAGAGCATAAATATAAACTCCAAAATAACGGTTTCAACCGAAAAATGGTCAGTATCTATGAACGGAGACTATCTGGCCTAATAAAAGCATCGGGGCAACCCCATAACCGTTCCAGATTATTGAACATGTTTTTATTTAATTTGTACATGATGCAAGAAAACTTTACCCCAGCTAATGCCGACGAACCCACCGACGTGCATAGTTGGCTCGATAAAACAAATTACACTGAAATAGAAAAACAACACCTTTTAGATGAATTGGAAAACTCACCCACACTAAAACCAAAACATTTAAAATGTAAATGCTTCATCAAACAAGAAAATTATCCAACTTACAAGGCCTACAGACCAATCAAATCTCGTACCGACCGATTCAAGGTTGAAGTGGGACCTCTATTCCAAATTGTTAATGAAGTTTTATTTTCACACAGCGAATTCATTAAGAAGATTCCCATTGATCAAAGACCTGATTACATTTCACAAAAATTGGGCTTCGCTAATGTTTTCAGCTGTACGGATTATTCCAAATATGAATCACATTTTACAGAATTAATTATGAAGACTATTGAAATACCATTTTATGCATATTGTCTTCAAAGAATACCACAAAGTGATTCATTCATTAGATTAATAACTAGGGCCATGACAGGACAACAAACATTTGTTTTTAAATATTTTACAAGTACCATGAAAGCAACCAGGGCATCAGGAGAAATGTGCACTAGCAGTGGTAACGGATACACGAATTTCTTCATGTTTCACTACATAAGCACATGTAAAGGATCTAAGATTGCTACAGGTGTTTTTGAGGGTGATGACGGTTTGACATCGTGCCTTCCGGAAACCAGCATGCCAACGACACAGGACTATGAAGACTTGGGTTTTAATTGTAAAATGATTAACACAAGGCACCTTTCACAAGCATCATTTTGTGGTCTCATATTTGATCCTGACGATAAAATAAACGTTTGTGATATTCGGGGAGCTGTTGCTTCCCTAGGGTGGACCTCAGGACCCTACATACATTCCAACAACTTAACAAAACTTGCTTTGTTGAGGGCAAAAGGATTTAGTATGGTATACCAATATAAAGGTTGTCCCATATTGGATTCAATTGGCCATTGTATATTACGAAACACAGATCAACACACTTTAGATACAAGATTAAGCAAGATAATCGCAAACACAGATACCTATAAACGCGATATATTACTTCAAGCCATGAAGAACAAACGACCAATGCGTACAAA